CACATGCTATAATCGCCACGACCATTATGGATGTCTCTACAAAACAAGTTAAAATGATTGCGGAAGCAGCCGACGCCGCTTACTTCAACCAGTTGATGCGTGATGCCGTGAAACTTGATTTCGCGCCATCGCCTCAGGTTTTGAAGGTGGCTCATGAGCTGTATTCCCCTCGTCTGTTCGCGCCTGGGCGCGGACAGCCTACCGCCCATCAACTCGCCGCCCTCCATCAGAGGTACGCCGAGCGCATGCTTAATCAGTATGCCAAAAACCACATGCCGTGTATCGAAATAGGTCCCAACCCGACCGGCATGATGAAATTGGGTGCCAATCAACCCAAAATGCATGGTTGCTGCCTCTACACGGGTCGCGACCAAGCAAGGTACGTTACCGCCGCAGCTTCTGTCACTGTCCGTGGCTGCAGGGATCGCGCCTACACCAACCAGGTCAACATGTTGGCCAGTGGGATACCCACCGATAAGTTCTGCGTCCAAGGTTTTGGTCGCTGTGATTTTCAAGCCCCGTTCGGCATAGCTAACCATTCTTTGTATGACATCACTCTACAAGAGGTTGCCGCCGGCATGGAGTCCCACAACATGACGAAGATTGTTGCTTATATGCACTTGACACCTGCAGCTTTGAAGACCGATGAATACACCGATAAAAACAATCAGATTCGGCATAAAGTCATTACGGTCAAAGAACGCAAGCGCATACTCGTCGGCTTCCCCGGGGACCCGGGATGGGCCTACGAACATGATTACGATACGGTCATGTCTTACCTCGTCCACTCCGGTCTTGAAACACCTTATGGTTTCAATCTCATGATCGAGAGAACAGTGAATTTTGGGTCGCATTTCTGCATCCATATCACTCGCACCCATTTACCCGTGACCATCCATTCTTATATCCCCGCTGCTTATGTTAACGCGATTGGAGTTCCTGACTTCTTTCATCTAGCTTCCCACGGTTTCAATCCAAACGGCACGATGAAAACCGTAATCACCGATAAATTGAAAGTCCAACGCTTGTTCCATTACCTGTTGGCACGCGACGACAAACAAGCCGATTTGCGCGCAGCGTTCAGCTATGCGCGCGCCGAATTGCGCAAGGTGACACTCGGTGATCAAATCATAGATCATCAATGGGATATAGATAGCGAGGATTTTAATCGCGTCGTTGTCGGTGTTTACCTTATGGTTCGCCTAACCGCCGCGAAGAACGCCGCTGTCATCGAAGCCGGACGTAAGCAAATTGATAAGCTTACCAAGAAAAGGGGTTGGTTTGAGCGTTTCTTCCCCGCTGCACACGACATCATCAAACATGTGCAGATTTACCTCAATGAGTGCTTCGGCAACAAGTACGAAGTCAGTCGACTGCTTTCCACTACGGGCAGTAATGTCATGCAGAAGGTTGCTTTCGAGCACTTCCATGAGGAATTGAGCTCTGAATCGTTCCATGCCGAGGCCGCCATACCTGAGGTACGTTTTGAGCCTTTGCTCCATTATGAACTGACTCCAGCCGGCGCCATGCCGCCCCAAGCTGAGAGGAGCGTTACATCTGAGAAGCACGTTCCCACTGCACCACCCTCGCTCGATATGGCCGATCTCCACGAAAAGTTCCTTCTCGAACTTAGCACCGGTGCCGGTAAAGCAGAGGCCAAAGGCATGCAAGTTGTGCTTAAGGCTGCACACGAAGCTGCCACCGCTATCGGCCCTGTCGAATTCCGACCCGACCGTTTTAAAGGCGTTTTCGGTGTCCCAGGTGGTTGTAAGACTTCCCATGCATTCCTCAAACACATCCCAAGCCTTGTTAAACCCGGCGAATCTTTCCTCTATGTTGTCCCCTCATCAAACTTGAAGGCGGACCTCGAGCGTCGTGTCTCACCCCCAAATCGTCTGGTTACGATGCACCTTGCAATGGATCTGCTCCATCGTAAACGCGTCGAGCCGTCACTGATCATTGTCGACGAGTGCTTCCGCTTGCCCCTCCCCATCTTGACCTACTACACCCATTTTGCGCCTGTCCTGCTCATCGGAGATCCGAACCAGATAGCTCATATTGATAGGGAATCAATATGGAGGGATTCTCCCCAACTCAAAGATGTATACTCTTCCATAGAGCATGAGTTTATCACCCAGAGCGCTCGTATGCCGAAGGACATATGCGCGCTTCCGCTGATTGCCTCATTGTATCCAGGCATCACCACCACGTCGACTAAGGGAACTGACTCTGAGGGCCCCTTAGGACCTTCCCTTTCCTACGTCCACGGTGAGTTCACTCGTGCGGGAGCCCAAGTCCTCACCCTTACACAGGAAGCCAAGAATAGATTCGTCAATCAAGGTGCCATTACCGTCGATGAGGCTCAAGGTGGTACGTTCACCTCTGTCGTTCTCCACGTGGGAGACACACCTGGTGAAAAGTGGCTTCTTCAAAATTCAGTGCCACACATTGTCGTTGGCATCACGCGCCACACAAATCTTTTGTTCGTTCGTGAGGAGACCGCCGGCTCGCTTGCAAGCGCGATGAAGATCCATATGGGCGGCCATGTTGAATTGGATATACTCACTGACCCCACGAACGTCCCCGAACCGAGTTTCAATGACCCCGCGCATCCTAGCTATGCGACCACCAATCTATCGAAGAGCAATGTTCCCTACGTCTGTGCTGAGATCAATCCTGTTGCAGTCGACGATGTACTTTCTGCTATATATCCTGGCGTCACCGGGATCCATGAATATCAATCCGTCGAGTCCACCTACTTCCCCTTCCATCAAGGTGCAAAGGCTGCCATCAAGGTGGACAATCTTCCGAACGATGCTTTGCTGGACTCTGTTTCACATGATGTCTACAGATTCCCTGCAGCTCAACGCGTTAAAATTACCAACTCCAAAGGTACCGGTATGGCACTCAGGACTCTTCTTGACCGCTACACGAAAAAGACCAAGAACATGAGGGAAATAGAAGCCATCGCAGAGTCTGTGGCTATTCACCGTATTCTTGCAGAATACATCAATTTCACTTGCACTGAGCAAGACAAGGCTGAAGTCTTCGCGGAAGCCCTTGAAAAATACCAATCACGTGGCCACGACGTCACCGAGTTGAAAGATATCGACTGCTGGACCGATCAAGGTGTTTCCTTGGTCAAATTCAACACTAAGACTCAGCAGAAGGCCACGACATCTAAAGATCCCCTTACCACTGACAAGGCCGGTCAAGGTATTGCGGCCTGGGACAAGTCCCTCAATTTCGCCATGGTCATCTGGACTCGTCTCCTCGAACGTGTTGCACTTCGTGCAACCGGTGGTCTTATCTTCGCATCAAATAGGACCGATACTGAAATGCTCGAACTTCTCGACTGCATTGCCTCTGAGGATGACTATGAGTACCTTGAAGGCGACTGGACTGAATTTGATTCGTCACAGAATAATCTCGAGCACCAGCTGCTCATGAGAAATCTGAGTGCTCTCGGGTGCCCTGCAGAATTACGTCACAATTTCCTTCAGATGATGACAAAGAGATACGTTCAATCACGTGTCGGCGGGGTTTTAGTCGAAAACAAGAAGGATTCGGGTCGAGTCGATACACTTATCGGCAATTCTCTCTTCAACATAGGTATCCTGTTGACCTGCGTCAACAGACGCGAGCTTAAATACGTCCTTTACAAGGGTGATGATTCACTGCTCGTTGGTAAATCGGTTCGTCCGAATTACAGCCGCCTCAAGGAGCTCGATCACAGGTGTGGTTACAATCTCAAGCTTAGCGTCTCAAAATCGGCTGAGTTCACGAGCTTCGTCTTGAACCGTAATGGCGCTGCACTTAACTTTCCCCGTATAGCGGCGAAGGTGCTGACTCGCAATTACACTATCGATAAATACGAAGAGTACATCGTTGCCGTGAAAGATCTCATCAAGTCCAGCAACGACGTCGAGACGGCGCAACGCATGTGCCAGGTTAACGCCACCCATCATCGGGTCCCGCATCAGGAGATAGATATGGTTCTCTCCTTCCTCCATTCGTTTGCCCAATCACGTTACCCCATTAAGAGTCTGACCCGTTTTGACGCACGCATTAAGATGCAAGGCATGTAGGGCCTTATGCATAACCTTTCTATCATGAATCGTACCATTAAAACCGTCACTACAACCGCCCCAAACCAATCCAACCGTCCCAAGCGTCGCGGGCCCCGCCGTAGGCGCGCACGAGTCGCCACTGCGATGAATAAGGTCAATGCCATCAGCAATAAAGCTCGTACGCCTCGCAATGACGAAAAAGTCGTCGACATTGTCTGTGCCCTCGAGCATACCCCGCGCACCCTCGCCGGAGCTGCATTCATTCAACGCAGTCTCAATCCTTGTGGCGAAGATCCCGCCCCAGGTTTCGTCGGTATCCCCGATGCCAGCGGTGCCGACGCTGTTCCCCTCGAGTTCCGAGATGACTATGTGCTTGAGACGCCTACGGACCTCGATGACCCAGAAAGCACATGTCGCATTATCATTTTCAACACGCCCTATTTCCATGTCCACTACATTGCGATCAGATTTTTCGGGGACGGTCCTTCCGACTCCGATTTGCGCGGCACCATCAATGCCGTCACTGCTGTCCAGCAGGACACCGTCGGTAGGTATCCAAACTGGTTTACCCCAATCACTGAAGTTGATGGCGCCGGCGCCGTTGTGGTTTACGCCGGACCTCCTTTTGACATCACCTTCATGGTCCCGGCCGCGCTTAGCACCTTTACCTCTGCCACCACGGTGGGCAATGCCTCTACCAGCTGGACATGGTTTAGAAAGTGGCGTTATGCCTACAAAGGGAGCACTATGCATCTCAATGCTGCCGGTCTCGCTAACCAAGGTCGTGTTATTTCCGCCGCGACCTCTACTGAGAGTAGCGTGAAGAATGTTGTGCTCACCACCGGCGGCGCAATCCCGAACCAAGCCATCGCCGCCCGATTCACCGTCTCGCCACCATTTGCCGATAATATTCTGGCCATGCAGGATGCAAATGCACACCAGGATCTGGCCAAGAAAGGCGAGTACACCATACAACGCCACGCCAACGACACCATCGTTTGGAATGAAGCTGAAGACGTACGCCCAATTTGGCGTGTGGCATCCGCTCTGACTACTGGCACCACCCAAGCCGTCATGCCCAACAACGGTTTCCAAAAGGTCGACGGTTTCGACATGAATATGGGTTGGATCGTGCAGAACATTCGAGGCATATCTCAACAGGCTTCCATCCATCTTAAAACTCGTAGTTGCATTGTGGCTACTGTCCCGGGTACTTCACCCTGGGCCCCCATCATGAAGCCCATCATCACCAAAGACCAACCTGCTTTAGTCCTGTACAAAGAGCTGTCTGCAAAGTTGCCCCACAGTTTCGTCAGTGACTACAATGATTGGGGTCTGCTGTCCAAGACCATCCTTTCATGCATCACCAGGATCGCGGCACCTCTTGCACGATCCGGGCTTCGCGCCGGCTATGCGTCTCTTAACAACGTACTTAACCAGTACGCCGGGCCCGCCGACCCCATGCCGTTTAATGCCAGCAGGGGCGGTTACGGTAACCGGGGTTTCAGTTACAATTAGAGCCTTATTAAAATGAAGTGTTTATTTTGTTCCGGCCGTGCTCTTTGCTATTCTACCACTCATTCTGTGACCGGCTGCTTCCGCACCTTCTCTTGTTATCGCAGCACTTGTCTCGCTGATTCCGTTATCAAAATCGTTTGTCCATGCTCGACTTCTTCGCAGACTGGTTCTCCCGGACCCAAACCTCCCCGGAAGACCAAGTCCGCAAATATTCCTTAGACGCAATGCTAATCGTCATCCTTCTACTAGTTCTCGTGATAATATTCGTGCGGCGAGACTGTTGTTCCAAACCCAATTTCCCCAGCAATCGCATACATCGGGGATCTGGATGGCTTAAGGAGAACCATCCAGACGTCTACTTCGCGTAAGGTTCCTTTTAATGAAGTAAAACAGTGTGTAAGTTACCCACACACACTGCGCGCCACCAACAGCGCAAAACGAG